TAGTCTCCATGAAATTCTCATCGAGTTCAAAAGAGACATAGAAGTCTAGTTCCTTTAGATACCTATTTATGAGTTGATTCATAATTGGTAGGTACTTCTTTATTATTGTAGACTTAATTCCTGTATCACGGAGCATGTTTGTGACAGTGTTGTAGTTGTCACGCACTTTCTTCTCGTCAAGTAGGGATTCCTCTACCTTCAATCCATCCTTTGCTAACTCTTTAAGTTTGTCTTTCTCTTTCTTTAGACTACTGTTACTACCAGTTGCTTCGTCTATCTTCTTTTCAATTGCTTTTATCTGACGCTTACGATACTGTATTTCTCTCTGTGATTCTGAGATTGCTTGCTGACAACGTGACAGTTCTTTTACTATATCGTTCTTCTCTGCTATCTTTACTAGGATACTATCTAACTCTCCTCTGAGTTTTTCTGCTGCTTCTTCAACTTCCTTGAGTTGATCAGTAATTCCAGATTTCTTATTAGTTCTAAGTTCTTCTGTGATTGTTTGCTTACAAGTCGGACAATGTTCATTGGACTCAAAAAATTTGTACTCTTTCTTAAATGATTTTTGTTTGTCTTTGAATCTACTCTCATAGATACGGAGTTGTGACAAATCAGTATCAACCGTTTGATATTCCACTAGGGACTCTTCATATGATTTAGACAAGTCAAGATCTTTATCTACAACAATTGTAATATCTTGTATCTCTTTCTCCACAGTTTCAATCTCTGCCTTACGTCTTGTAGTGTTAGCATTTGATTGTTCTTTGAGGTGTTCAATCAATGACTGCTGAGACTCAACCTTATTCTTTGCTAGTTCAAATTGATATTCTACTTCTCTTATAGTTTCTCTAATACCTTTACAACGTTCCTTTAGGATACCATTCATGGTTGAGAAGATACGGATGTCTAGGAGATCTTCTATAACTTCTCTTCTGTTAGGAGGAGTTAGTTGCATAAATGGAACAAAGCAAGATGATCCTAAGACCACCACCTGAGTAAATGATTTATAATTCAACCCCAGAATACTTTGTTCCAGATATTTTTGCTGTTCTAAGGTAGATGCTTCTTCCTTAGTTTTTTCACCATTGAGATAGATTTCAAACACATTGGGTTTTCGCCCTCTGCGAACCATATATTCACGTGAACCTATACTAAATTCTAACTCAACAACAAGTTCCTTCTCATTCACAGCATTAACTAATTGCCCTTTAGTTATTTTACGAAAAGGTTTGTCGAATAACGCATAGCACATGGCATCCAAGAATGTGGATTTACCCGCACCATTCGCACCAACTATCAATGTAGCAGGACTTGCATCTAACTGTATCTCACTAAACACATTACCAGTTGAAAGAAAATTCTTCCAACGTACAGACTTAAAAATAATCATTCAGACAAAAATTATTACCTAGGAGGAATTACTATATCATCAGGACTGACAACATAATATTCATGTCCATGTTTAACACAAGATTCAATGATGTCTTGATCATTGACTTCTACAACTGACATATCTGGAAAGTCATCAGCTTCCAGAAGTCCAGCATAGCGTACAGCATCGTCTTTGTCAAGGAACATGTAAACCATACGTTTATTATTGTCTTGGTCTATTGCATATGCACCTTCTTTTTCATGCCCAGTGAGTGCGAGGACATACATCATACTAATTCTAAAGCCTCAACATATAATGACTTGAGTATATTCTTTAATGCATCCTTATCAGAATGTTCCATATCATCTACATACCTTTCTAAGATTGTCAGAGTATCTTCTCTTTCTATATCTATCTCTTCGTTGAGGTCTTGTTCAAATGATGGATCCTCGATAACCTTAATCTCATGAACACCCGCAGCATATAATTTACTGATGAAGTTCTCAAACTTATCTGTATTAGTTTTCTTTTCTACAATAATCTTGATAAACTTCTGAGAATACTCATGATACTTGAACATACCTGATTGTATGTTGTCCTCATGATAATATATCTTTTCATATATCTCATATGGGTTCTTTATAAACTCTAGTTCTAATGTCTCAGTGTCAAAGATATGGAATCCACGTGCGTCTCTATAGTCATTCCAATAGATCTGGTATGGATTACCTAGGTATGATATGTTACCTCTAGTGCTCTTGCGATGGAAGTGACCTGAGAATACTTTCTTGAAGTGCCTGTATGGTGCTGTGCTGTCACCATGATCCATGATATAACCACGATGTGCTTCAAAACCATTAAGTTCTAGATGACCCATTGCAACAGAGCATTTAGAATCTTCAATCTTTTTATAAGTTTCCTCTGAGTTCTGTTGATTAATCCATGGTATGAATAGAATAGGCAACCCACCTATCTCTACTTCCGTTGCCTTATTATAGATGTGAAGATTATTATACTCACCCACAATACCAGTAAGAGTATTGACGTCATTTGTATCTTTAAAATATGCTGTGTGATTTCCTACAAGAGAATGAACTGTGATGCCCATGTCTCTTAACTTGTCAAAGTATTCTGTCTTACTCCAGTTTGCTGCCCAGAGATCTAGAGTCCTACGGTTGTCATAAGTATCTCCTAAGTCTAATACTGTGTCGATCCCGCGTTTTTTTAGGGTAGGAAAGAATGTATTCTTATAAAATTTATTAAAGAAGTCATGAAAAATACGACTAGATTTCCTTGCACCGAAGTGTTGATCTGTTATTATTGCTATCTTCATCTATTAGATCTTAGTAGTGGTGGTAGTTTACCTGTTTGTGCCATGCCAAAAAAGTTTAAAGTTAATCTAGGAGTTGTTCCAAAAGTCTGTACACCGTGGTGTGTATTACCATTGAACATAACAAATCTATTATATACGTTTGCTACGGTCACAGTCTCTTCAAATTGATCTCTCATAGCATCGTATGCTTTGTTATACTCTGCGTCATCTACATTCTCGCTTCTATAGAGTGCTTCTTTTTGTTCAATCTCTTCAGCATATTGATGAGAAAATCCTTTCTTGACTTTATAGACTGACGTTCCTGTGTTTGGTTCGGGGTCTTTCTTTAAGTATACTATACCACCAAACCATGTGTCAATGTCTCTATGAATCCACCCTCTATTCTTTTTACTATTCTTATCGTCACAGAATGGGTGTATCATTTGGAAATGGCATTGCAAATTCCAATACTCAGGAACAGTTTCATAAAATAACAAATGTAGTTTAGAACCAAAGTAATTAAAAAATCTAGGATCTTCTACATGTAAATTTTTAGTTCTTTGACCTGGCCAGTTACCAGTATTAGGAGTATAATATTTTAACTCATTTGCTATCTCTACTATACCATCGGGATCTTCAAAGAAGTTATCTACGATTGTAATAGGATAGGTCATTTAATTTTTATCTGAACATTCTCCTTAATTGTATTATAGTCAGAAGATCCAGTTTTGTCATCCGTGTGGAAGGCAACCTCGTATCCTGACTTGTCTAATATCTTATTCTTAATTTCTAGTTGACGTTTTTCTTTCTGTATTCTACGTAAAAAAGCATAGTATATTATCTGAGTAAAATATGCAAAGGGGTTCTTGGATTTCTCTGGGTTGAAGTTTTCTATGTATTGCACACAATTTTCAATGCCATCGCATATCATGTCCTCACGGAACATATAGTTGACAAAGTTTGGTTTGTATGATAAGTGTGTAGCAATCTTTAAAAAACATTCTCCAATGTAATTACTGATCCGAGGACGGGGTTCACCCGCTTCTTTTGCAGTAGCACATTTCGCCTTGAATACAATTAATGCTTCCAAGAATTCTTTATTGTTTACATAATGCTCCGATACAACTCTTTTACGTTTCATTTATTTACGTCGTTATGTATGTATTTTATAACAAAAAACACCTATTGTCAATGGGGGCTTGACAAGGTGTGATAAAACCATTACACTATGAGTGTGCGATTTCAGAAAAGACATTAGCTACCATCTTTAAATATCTTATCTAACTTAATACGAGCTTCATCTACAGTAGATATCTTACCCTTGGCGTCAGTTATAAAATCACTATTAAGTTTCCTTAAAGACATGTGGTAGAATATCGCCACCTCTTCGGTCACTTCTACTATTGTAATAATATGTTCTTTAGGAATAACAAACTGTTCTTCTCTAGAAAACTTCATCCACGGTTGCACTTTTGCCCCCGCCTGTTTGTTTGGTAATAATACTTCTTCTACTTCTATTGGGTTCTCTACAATTAAATAGTCACCGTTCTCGTCATGTACGGATGTAACCATAGAGAGTAGTTCCTCTCCTGATACTAATTTAATTGCTGCTAAAAATTCTGTTTTATCCATTGGACTCTCTGATTGGGACATCAATGAATTCATAATCAAAGTTTTCTTCATTGTATATTTTAACTCTCTCAACCAAATGATTGAGTGTATAGTTGTTCTTTTTACCCTTGGACATATCATCCGCTATGTCATAAAGAGTTGCTTTGGTCTTGTGATCACCCTTCCTGAGAACTCTACCAATGCTCTGAAGGTTTCTTATTTTGCTTTTACTAGGCGATGCAAAGACAACATTATGTAAATTCCTAATATTAATACCAGTGCTGAAAGTCCCATACGATGCCACGATTATTGAATCATTAGTAGTTTCTGCGATCTGTCTTGTTAGTTCACGGTCTTCAGTATCTATACCACCATGTACGAGAAAGACTTTACGGTTATCCCCTACCTTCTTATTTATTATATCAAAAAGGGGCATCCCATGCCGTTCAACGTAGTTGAACAGGACGAGTGTGTTTCCAGATAGGTCACAAACTAGGTTACGTATGAACTTACTTCTCTGCTCATGCTCAACAAGATAATCCATCTCCTCTTGATAGGTGTCAAATGGTTTCTTCTTATGCTTCAGTATCAATACTTTGATCTGGAACTC